CTGTGAAACTATGAATCCGAACATTCCCCCTAAATAGTATACACTATTTAATTCGACAAAATATACACACACTACAAAGCAATACACTAAAAACAGAACACAAAAATTAACTCAAAAATAACCACAAAAATTAATCAAAATAATGAAACAAAACAAGTACAAAATTATATAATAAAGTATAAAGAAAAATGAGGTGGAAATATGGTTGAAAAATTTAACAAGGAGTTAATAATACATTATAAGAAAAATTGTTATACAAACACATACAAAAGAGTAATATCTAAATTAGATAATGGAAAATTTAGTGTTGCAACTTATTATCGTGATAAGAAAATAAATAAAGTTTTTAAATCAAAAATAGAATTTACTGAAGAACAAATAGAAGAATTAATAGACGCATACTTGAAAGAATTTAACATTAAGAAAACATTAGAATTCAATTAAATGTGTAGCACCAAATGATTCTATTTGCAGTTCTTGCATTAATTGTAAAAACAAACATTTATGTTTTACAACTTTCAATTTAAAATATTCAATTAAAAAGCTTTATAATGAGGTGGTAAAATGAAAAGAACATTACTTGACGACGTATTACAAGTTTATTTTTCAATTGATTGTACACCTGAAACAAACAACTGGTGTTATTCTTGTAGTTGTTGTAGAAATAAACCAATTTGTGATATGATAGAAAATTTTATTAAATCTTTAAGAAAGTTTTATTAAGAGGTGATAATATGAAAGTAAAATTAAATAATGATAACATGGAAAGATTAGTAATACTTTATGATGATAGTGATGAATGTTATTCTTTATATGAAGATGAAATTCCTGAATCTATTGAACAAATGAAAGTTGAAAGATTTTTATGCGTTAATGAAAAATTAATAATAGTAAAGGTAAAAGGTGTAATAAATGAATAAATATGATTTTAAAGATACTATTAAACGTATAGACAATAATAATTATATTAAAGATACACTTAAAAACAATATTAATGATAACAGTATAAAAGCTTTTAATATTATATTTGACGCTTGTAAAGATATTGCTGATAGAAAATCAAATAATGAAGTAAATATGTTACTTGTTGAAGAACTTTCAGAGCTTATAAAACCAGTAATAAAACTTGAAAGATGGAACTGGGCAGATGAATTTTTAAGATGTGAGTATAGTGATATAAGAAACAATATATATGAGGAATTAGCTGATGTTATTATAACATTGTTGCAGTTTATTTACAAAAACGATATTATATATAAAGATTTAGTAGACAAAATAAGTGATAAATTATTAAGATTATATGATATAAAATACGGTGAAATAAAATGATAATATATAAGTTAATTATTGAGTATGAAAATCCAAACTTAACAAGAGATGAAATTTATTTTAAAAACAAAGAAACTGCAAGATATTATAAAAATTATTATAAACAAGATAACTCTATAAAATCTTTAAAAATTATTAAAACAAAAGATAAAAATTATGATACAAAACCAATTCAAAAATAATATAATAAAGTATAACCAGTTTTTAATAAGGAGATAGATTTATGAATAAAGTAATTTTATGTGGAAATTTAACAAAGGACATGGACGTAAAAATTTACAAAGGTAAAACCAAGAAAGATAATGACACTATTGTAGGAAGATTTACAGTAGCAGTAAACGAGGGTTACGGAGAAAACAAGAAAACAACATTTGTTCCAGTAACAATTTTTAACAAAACAGTAGAAAACCTAGAGGAATACTTAATAAAAAGCACAAAAGTAAACATTTGTGGTAAGCTTGACATTAAGAACGAGGAAACAGAAGACGGATATAAAACCTATGTAAGTGTATTAGCAAATGAAGTACAACTATTAAAAGTTGCAACACCTGAATATCCTGATGAAGATGATGAAAAAGAAAACAATAAAAATAAGAAATACAGTAAAGGTGGTAAGAAATAATGCATGATGAAAAAATACAAAATTTAGAATTTGAAATAGAAGAATTAAAGAAATACATTAAAAACAGTAAAAAGGAAATAAAGAAACGTGAAAAAATACTTGCAATGACTATAGATGAAGAAATAGAAGTTGAAATAGAAGCATACAAAGAAGAGATTGAAAGCTATAATGAACAAATAAAATATAAAAAACAATTGTTAAGAAACTATAAGAACCTATAAAATAATTATATAGATTGGGTGTTTAAAACAATGGTAGATTTATATTTTGAAATTAAGATGTTAACTATATTATCAATAATATTAATATTTATATTATTTTCTATTATAATGATATTTAAAGATAAATTTAAAAGAAAATAAATACAAATGAAACAATCAACAATAAAACTTATATAATAAAGTATAACAAAAATATTAATTGTATATATCTCCACTCTCTGTTATATTAAACATAAGATGTAAAGTAATAAACAAATGATAATAAAAAGTATGATTTTATGACATAGATATTAATTACCCTTTCACGGTAATTAACAAACTAATGTGATAAAGTAATAAACAAAAGATGTAAAGTAATGATTAAATGGTTTTTCTCATTTATATTACCCCTTTCAATTATTTTATATACTTGTATAATACCAGTTTGTAACATAACTGGTATTTTTTTATATAATAAAGTAGTAGGGTTAATTTGATTAAAAATAAAATGCTTTGAGTGGGTTACTTGCGTGAAGAGCGTACCACACAAATATTAAGTGTAGTGACTTCTTTTATTATCGTTTAACTTTGCTATCTTTTTTGAATAGGGTGCTAAAATGTACCCTTTTTACATATTTACATAAAATAAAAAGGAGGTAATTTAGTGTTATATAAGGGTAAAGATTATTCTGATAATGAAATATTAGAAATATTAAATAATAAAGATAATGACATATTGACATATAAAGAAAAATTAGATGGTGCTGAAGCAAAAATTAAAACTTTTGAAAGTGACATATCTACAAAAGATAACACAATCAATGAACTAAAAATTAAAAATTATGATTTATTAACTAAAGTAACTGTTGGAGTTCCACAAGAACCTCAACAAGATGATAAACCAAACATTATATCAATAAATGATTTAATGTAATAAATTAATTTTAAGGAGTGAAAAATAATGGCAAGCAATGTTGATATTACAAATTTAGTTGCGTCTATGGGTTCTACTGATTTACATGACAGAATAGGTACAGTAACAGAGCAAAATATAGGAAATATTGGTACAACTATCCTAACTTATACTGCTACAAAAAATGAGTTTTTAGATGTTTTAGTAAATAAGATTTGTGGACAAATATTTATCAATAAAGTTTATACTAATCCATTATCATTTTTTGAAAAAGAACCAGTTCCATATGGTTCAACATTGGAGGGTATTTTTACAGATTTAATTCAAGCTAAGAACTTTAACGAAAATTTTGGAACTGGTAATACTGACGTTAGTTCTTTAATAGGTATAGAAAAACCACCTACAAAAACAGAATATTATTCAAAGAACTTTGAAAAGAAATATAAAATATCTATTTCAGATAAACAGTTAAGGACTGCTTTTTTAAATCCAAATGGTTTACAAAATTTAATTAATCAGGTTTTAACAGTTCCTACAAATTCAAGGAACTTTGACGACTTCCAATTAATGAAAGGTTTACTAGCAAATGCAAGTACAAAAGAAGTAACCTTAGCAACAACATATGCAACGGCAAGTGATGATGTAAAAGCTAAAATGCTTACAAAGAAAACACGTGCAATTGTTGATAGATTTGGAATGATGGGTAAAGTGTTTAACATTCAAGGTGTTCATACATTTACAAATTCACAAAATATTGTAATTATAACAACACCTGAAGTATCTGCAAATCTTGACGTTGAATTATTAGCAACTGCATTTAACATGGAAAAGGCAGAAATGGGTAGGAGAATTGTAAAGATTGATAGTTTCCAAAAGTATGATAGCACTAAAAAACAATATGTAGCTGACCCAAAAGTTGAACTAATGATTATAGATGAAGATTATATCCAATTTAGAAGAACCTTACAAGTGTCTGAAAGTTTCAGAAATCCTGATAAACTTGCAACAAATGTGTTTACACATAATCAGGGTATTGCTTGTATATGTGGATTTGTAAATGCAGTAAAAATATTAAACTCTGCAAGGGAATAATTAAAATAAAGGTGCATTAATATGCACTTTTTTATTAATTATAAAAAGGAGGTATTAAATTGGAAACAAGGGTAGTTTTATGTAGTGTTCCTGAATTAGATGTAAATCATAATCACAGTTATATCTTTGAAAATAAAGATAAACAACTTCAATTTTTTAATTCTAAAGCAACAATGTCTTTTAATGATGTATTATATCAAAAAGATAATGATAGTATAAAGATTGATGTAACCTATGGCAACACTCGTTTAATGGCTAGTAATTATCTTTATTACATTAATCCTGATGATAGTGTAATACATTATTGCTTTATATTAAACAAAAAGTATATCAACGAAAACACCACACAATTATTCTTAAAATTAGATGTAATGCAAACTTATTTAGTAAACGTTGATTATTATCTAAATAGTTGTTTCATTGAAAGACAACATATGAACCCTACATTTTCAAGTGGTAAACCTGACTTAGACGTGTTGAACCGTCCTGAAGATATAGAATGTGGTGAATATATAGTTAGGAACGTAACTAATTTATACAACTTTACAGATAAAGGTGGGTATATAGTTGCCAGTACAGACAAACTTTCAAAAAGAGGTAATAATACTGGTGTAGGTGACCCTGACCCTGAACCTGAACCACCAAAACCACAACCTACAGTAGACGGAAACGCTATTGTTAATTCTGCTAGAAAGCTTATCGGTAAACCTTATACTTGGGGAGGTAATTACCCACCTCTTGGTGAAAGTGCCGGTACAGATTGTAGTGGTTTATGTCAGTGGGCATACAATGATAATGGTATAAGAATCCCAAGAACAACTTATGACCAAATTAATGTTGGTAACCAAGTTGATGGTGGTTCACTTCAACCGGGTGATTTAATTTTCATGAATTTTTCTGCCCCTAATACACCGGAACATGTAATTATGTTTGCACATTATAATGACAACGGAACTTTTACGGCTATAGAAGCAAGGGATATTGGAACATACATTAGTGAGTATACATGGTATTGGCAAAGTGATTTTGTAGCAAAAAGATATATTAACTTAAACAGTGGTGGTTCTACAACATTTAATGGTGGTGTATCTGCTAAAATTTTCAGGTTCTTGAAAGGATTTGAAGCATTTAGTGCATATGTTTATTATGACAGTGGTGGTGTTGCAACACAAGGATATGGAACAACACAAAATGTTCCGGAGTGGAATGAACTTCCAGAGCCATGTAGTGAGCAACAAGCGTCAGAAGCTATGTTCAAAACTATGAAGAGATTTGCAAATAATTTATATACTCAAATGAAAAACGATGGTGCAAGAAATATCAAACAAAATCAATTCGACGCATTTCTATCCCTATCATACAATTGTGGAATATATGGTGCGACAAGTAGTCCAATGTATAGTAAATTTATTGCAAATCCAAATGATAGTTCAATTGCTAGTGATTGGAAAAGTTATTATATCAGTGACGCCAGTGGTACAGTATTACAAGGTTTAATTGCAAGAAGAACACAAGAGGCAAACATTTATACTAATAATAGTTATGAATATAGAACCATTGCAATAGTTGGTGGTGGTGCTATATCAGATAACAATGGTAACGGATATATCCCAAGTGGTTGTATAGGAAGTGTTTAGGAGGTGATTGTGTGGGTAAAATAGCAACAACTGATGGTGACAATACTATTTTTAGAAATATTCCTACTGGATTATATTATTACTATATACCGGCAGACGCAAAAGGAATTATGAACTATGGACAATATTTGGGGAACAATCCGAGTATATTAAGTGTTACTTATAGTCCTTTTGCAGATAATGACGTAGTAACATATACTGAAGTTGATTATGACAATGAAAGATTTAAGGATAGCAATAATACAGTTTGTAAATGTCTTAGAATTGTAGATATACAAGCCGTAAATAAAACTATATTTAGTGAGGGTACTGCAATAGGTATTAGAACTAAAGGTGATATTACTGGAAATTATGATATGAAATTAGAAACTTATCCATATAGGTATTACATTTTAACTGACTATATGAATGAACCTTTATTGATAAAACCACAGTTAATAGATAATCAAAACAAATTAGAGGTTAAAATAAAAACCTCCCCAGTTAGTGGAAAATATAGAATGTCTGTGTCTGGTTATAAAGGTGATACAACTGGTAAATTAGAGGGTGTAAATTGTAATCTTACTTACAATTTACCATGTTGTAGTTCTGCATATTCAGAATTCTATGCACTTAATGGAAATAGTTTCAATCAGGGAATAACTAATAGTTTGATTGAAAATGATGTAAGTTTAAAACAAAATACTGCAACAGTAAACTTAAAAAATTCACAAAATATGCAGAGTAATTCTCTTAACAATGTAACTGGTTTATTAGGAATGTTAGTTAGTGGTATTACTGGAAATATTGGAGGTTTAATTGGTGGTGCCGGTGGACTAGCAAACAATGCATTAAACAGATACCAAACACAACAAACTACAAATTTGAATTTAAACCAATTAAATGAAAGTGGTAAAGTAAAAGAAAATGAAATTATATCCATGAAAAATGCTAAAGTAAATGACTTAATTAATTCTCCGGCTTCATTAAAAACTGCCGGAAATGATGCAGTATATAATATGATGATAAATGACAGAAAAATTGATTTAATAGAATATAGTATTACCGACCCTTACATGGAAAGGATAGATAATCATTTTAAAAGATATGGATATTCATACAATGATTGGGATACTCCAAATATAAGAACAAGAAAATATTATAATTATATAAAAACAAGTGTTTGCAATATAGCAAGTACGAGTATGATACCATTAGAATATTTAGAAGAAATAAAAGATATTTTTAATTCAGGAATAACTTTTTGGCATAAAGATAGAGGTGCAAGAATTTTAAATTACAATGTGAAAAATGAGGTGGTAAAGTAAAATGAGTAAAGCAAATCAAATATTATTAGAACGTGCTAATGATTTAACTTTTATTAAATATTTTACACAATTCTTTAATTTATCACTTAATATTTTTAAGTGGGAAGACACTGGTGAAATTGAAAGCAGATTTATTGAAAGAACTTTAATAGAAAATGGTTATTGTTTTGTTTATTCTGACCCTGATTATGGATTAGTTTGCATGCCTTGTACATTAGTTGGATTAAATATTTATAATGAACCTACGCAAATTCAAATTACCTCACCTTTAATAAGTAAAACATTAAATGCTAGTGATGGAGTATTAATTTATAATAATTATACAAAAACTGGATTAATGCCAATAATTATAAACTATGTAGACAGATTAACAGAAATAGAAACAACAATTAACACTAATATATATCTACAAAAAATTCCATATATATTTTTAGCAGATAAAAAAACAGAAAAATCAATTAGGGAAGTAGCTAGTCAAATAACGTCAAATGAACCAATAATACTTGTAAAAGCTACTTTAGCAGAAAATTTACAAAATATAACTTTAAATACTAACTTTGTTGCAGATAAGTTACTTAAATTAAAACAACAAATAGAAAATGAGTTTCTAACATTTATAGGATTAAATAACAATTCTCAAGCAGATAAAAAGGAAAGAATGTTAGTTGATGAAATTAACGTAAATAATGATTACATTAATAGGAATGTTGACATACTTTACAATGCAAGAGAATTAGCGTGTGAAAAAATTAATGAAAAGTTTGGTGTTAATTGGAAAGTTGTAAGGCAAAATAATATGAGTGAAAGTTTATATAAAGAAGTAGATACTGATGGAGGTGAAGCAAATGGCTAAATCCACTATTGAACTTAGATTTTTAAAAGGATATATGTTTAAGTTTGATTATGATTATTATATGAAAGGATTGGTAAACGACGAGATTTATCAGCAAAAGAAAAAAGAGTTTGAAAGTAAATTCTTAAATCATTACATGTTTGATGAAATTTGTGTAGATACTCCTGACCGTTTCTTTTATATGCTAAAAGATTACTTAGACAATTCATTTAAAACTTTTAATGAACTTTATAAAACCGAGTTAGAAGTTGAAAGACAAAACATTAATTTTTTGTTAAATAAGGATTTAACAGAAACAAATACTTCAACTGTGGAAAGCATATTTGATAATACTTCTACAACTTCAGGAAAAAATAGTTCTGAAACCGAGGGTGTTGCACAAGAAGAATTCTTAGATACTCCTAGAACTGAATTACAAAATAAAAAGTATACTACTTCAATTAATTTAAACAGAAATCATGCTACATCGTCAACAAACGGTAATAGTGAGGGTAAAAACAGTGGTAAAACTAAGAATACTGCAAACAATACGTTAATCAGTAGAGGTAACATAGGTATAACAAGTTCAGCAGAACTGCTACAAAAGTGGCGTGACGTTATACAAGATTTAGATAAACAACTTATAGACGGAGCATACGACTTATTTATGCAAGTGTTATAATATTTAAGTAGGAGGTAATTATATGTTAAATGAATTTTTGAATATATATGAAAGTGGTTTAAGAGACGCAAATGCAAGTTTAACTATACCTGAAGCAATTCATAGAATTGTAGAAAAAATTAATTTATTAATAAAACATTTCAATTTATTAGAAGATAATGTTAATGGTTCTATTGATGACTTTAGCGAAAAGATAGAGTATTATCTTAACAATGGTATGATTGATGAGGTAAGCAAAAAACTTGACCAATTTGTAAAAGACGGTACACTAGCAACAATAATAAACGAACAAGTATTTACAGATATTAACAATCAAATAACTAACATTAAGTCAGATATATCAGCATTTAAAGAATTATATAATACTAACAAAACCAATACTGATAATGCAATTACTGCAAACACTAATGCAATAAGTGAAAACGGAACAAAAATCCAAAAAAACACTGATGAAATTAATAAGGTTAGTGCTTGGGTAACAACTGTCGAAAGTAAAGTTACTGAAATTAAAAACGACTATAGTACAATACAGATTGTTTACCCGACTACTTCAGGAGTGGTACAAAAATATGTTTTACATGATGATAAGATGGCAAAGATAAAGAAATATTATATTGATTGTTACGCAACTGCTAAACAATGGCAACAAGCGTGGGAAGATATCAATAATACTTCAAACAATAATAATGGTAGTTTTTGGATACCTTTTTATTGGTCATTAACTAGCAAAAATATTATTGACGCAACAATGACTTTTAGAAAACTTAATAAATGGGTTTGGCAGTCATTAGGATATAGTAAAATAGGTATTTATGGAATAGGTAACATAAACGACACTGGTTGCTATGTTTATGTAGAAAACAAAAAACCTGATGAACAAACCATAGAACTTACTTTTACTATTTGTATTACTGAAACTTATCAATAAGAGAGGTGATAAAAATGTCAGATTTAAACAACTTATATAATAACCTTACTAATTTTTATAATGTAAATGATGAAAATTTTAAGGAATTTATGGCAAAATTTTATGAAGACGTGTTAATGAATCACAGAGATATTGAATTTGTAAAAGAGCATATGCCTGAAGAAATAGGAAAAAAGGTTGAAAAATATTTTACAGATGGTAATTTTAATGCAAATCAATTACAAATAAAAACAATGATAATATTAGGTAGTTATAAAACACGACCTACATCAGGAGTAACTGCCGGTGCAGTAATTTATGATACTACATTAAATAAACCTATTTACTGGAACGGTAGCAAGTGGTGCGACTTTACTGGTAAACCAGTTTAAGGTTAAATTTAAAAGGATAAATGTGGTGATAAATATGGAAGATATTTTAAACGCTATTAGCACAGTTGGTTTCCCTATTTCAATGTGTGGTGCATTTGGTTATGTATTAGTAGTAATAATTAAGAAACTATTAGCACAAATAGACGCGTTTGGTACAAGCTTAGACAAATTCAATAGCACTTTAATAAGCATGGATAAAAGATTAGAAGAGATAGAAAATAATATAAAAAATAATTAAATTGTTTCACGTGAAACATTATAAAAATTGTTTCACGTGAAACAATCTTATATGAGGTGAATTTATGTATTATGATTATGATAAAATAAGTAGCTATAATGCAACTTTTAACATGATAATAACTAATAGGGGATATGGAAAAACCTATGGTGCTAAAAAAAGAGCAATAAATAAGTTTCTTAAAAAAGGTGAACAATTTATTTATGTTAGAAGATATAAATCAGAATTAAAAAAGGTAAAAGATAAGTTTTTTGAAAAAGTGAAAAATGAGTTTCCTGAATGTGAATTCGAGGTAAAAGGATATAATGTATATATTAATAAAAATCTTGCAGGTTATTTGGTTCCATTATCTACTTCACTTTCAGAAAAATCAAACGAGTATCCAAATGTTACTACAATTATATTTGATGAATTTTTGATAGATAAAGCATATATACGATATTTGGATAATGAAGTCGAAACACTTCTTGACTTAGTTTATACAGTACAACGTGAAAGAGAGAATGTAAGAGTTTACTTATTAGGGAACAATGTAACTACGGTAAATCCATATTTTGAATATTTCAATTTAAATCCTAATCCAAATGAAAGGTTTTCGTTGTATCAGAATGGAGAGTTAGTAGTTAGCTACGAAACTTCTAACGAGTTCATTAATAAAATGAAAAATACAAAGTTTGGTAAATTGGTAAGTGGTACCAATTACGAAGAGTTTGCAATTGAGAATAAATCTCAAAGAGATAATAGAAGCTTTGTAAGTAAACTTCCTATTAGTAAATGTCACCCACTGTTTAGTTTAACATTAAATGGTAAAACAGTTTTTGTGTACTGGTATGCAGATTTATTTTATTTTTCTAATCATGGTACAATCATGTCAAACTATGTATTAGATGGTGGTTCACATAGTGAAAACATGATACTATTAACCTCTAAAGAACCAATGTTAAAAGGTTTAGTGAAAGCATTTAGTCAAGGGAAATGTAGGTTCCAAACACAAAGTTTAAAAGAGTTAAGTTTGGAGATATTTAAAAAGATAGGTTTTAATTATTAAAACCTATCTTTTTATTTTACATTATTTTTTCTTTTATTGTTTTGAAATGTCTCCATAAAGTTTGTCTTGAAAAACCAGTTAATTCCTCCATTTCACTCATTGATAATCCATGTAATTTATAAAGACATAGTGTTTTTTCTTTTGGTGTAAGTTCTGTAAAAACAGATATTTCTTTATAAAAATCTTCCTTACCTATATTTTCATATGCGTTTAAATCATTGTTAAATTCATCTTTAGTTATTAATTCACTTTCATTAGAAGTAAACAAATCTATTTTTCTATTATTTTTTCTTAACCTCTCACGTAATACACCGGCACAATATTTACAATTAGTAATAATAAAAGTTCGTTCTTTTGAAAGTGTATCATCATAATTATCGTAATTCTTTAAAAAGAATATTATCACTTCACTTGTAAAATCATCAACGTCATAATTTTTATATAATATTTTATTTTTTTCTTTATTATATTCATTCCTTGCAATACCACAAATAAAACCATAATTTTTATTTATAAACTCTCTAATTTTCATAAATCCTTACCCCTTTTATTTAAAATATATTCTCTCTGTAATTTTATAAGGTTGCTCTATCATGCAACTACCATATTTAACAATTCTCATTTTGTTAGATTTAATTAGTCCTGGAATTGGTTTAGTACATTCTTTATCAAAGAAGTAGTAAACAGTTCCATCATAAGTATTTTTCTTATATTCTTCAATTTGTTTATTGTCAAGTTTACAAATAGCAAAAACATCAATGTCGTCAACTTGTTTCATTATGTTATCAGTTAAACCACAACATTTAATTATCCATTCATCTGTTTCCTTATCTTTTTCAGCATACCTTTTTGCACCAAGATATTTAAAATCATTGAATTTTAATTCATTTGCCCAAGCACCAAACTTAGTGTCATGTATTTCTATTCCTTTTACAGTGTTACCATAAAGATGAATACTATCAGTGTCACAATACATGAACACTTTATAGTTACAGTTTATACCTTTTACTAATTTTTCCTTTGAATAAGAAGTTATAAATGTTGCCATTGGTAAATATATTGTTTCACTTATTATATCATTGTGAGTGTGTGCAACTTGAAAAACCCCATCATCTACTTGAATATATGTTATTTCATTTACACCACACATGCCAAACTTACCGTATAAACCATTTAACCTAAGTTTCGCTAAACTTCTACCGGCTCCTTTTTGTGTCTTTTTTATTTCACTCCAAAAATCAATATAAGATTTAAATAGATTGTATGCTCCATGAAAACCTACATGACCACCTAACTCGTATGATTTTACGTCATAACACTCAAAAAGTAAGTCTAAAAGTACATTTGTTAGTCTTAATTTTATTGTAACTCTTTTACCATCTACTATGTTGTTAGGTTGTACCTCAACACCGTTAAAGCTAGGATTATCTTTAATCTGTAACCATGCCATTTTATTTGGTTTCACGTCTAATGCATAAATTGTTATCTCTTGTATATAAAGAGGGTAATTCTTTTTATAAGTTTTACTCATTTCTATATATGGTTTTTCGCAATAGTTCCCTTTTCCATAAGGAAGTAAACAATCTTTCATTCTTGAGGGATAAAGGCTATTTACATCATATACACGACCCTCTCTATTTTTTCGCTTTGAGAACTTTGCAACATTTTCTTTGTGAACTGTACATAATCCACCAAAATAACTCTGTCGTTCCCAAGCGTCCTGAAAATAACTTTCAGTAGGATATAAACCAAGAAAAACATTTTGTGCCATTTCATCATGGTCTTTGTTTATATCTTTACTGTAAAATTTAGTTTTTAATAACAAATAGTTTTCAACTTGGTTGTATACTTCTTTATTATCAAATGGTGGATTTTTTTCTATAAAATCATATAATAACATTGATTTATAGTCATGAAGTGATTGACCCGAATTAGTTAATCTTGTAAACTTAAATGTTTTTCCTGATAAAGTTAACCCATCTATTTTTAATGCTTTCACTAAGTAAGATAAACCAAAAACGTCGTCATAAATATACTTTTTCTCTTCAGTATTTAATACATCATTTGGTTTTCTTATTTTCTCATAATCTAAACCATCTTTACCTAAATCTAAACCTAAGAAATCTTTACAACATTTTTTTAAACTATATGGAACTAATTTATAAGTATCATAAAAGTTTATTGTAGTTGTATCGCTCATTAGAGTTAATTTATAAAACACTCCATCTTTCATGGTAATATCATATTGAAATGGTTTCATTACTTTACTTTTACCATTGTAAGCATAGTTAAGTTCTTTCCTTGTTTTTTCGAACCAATCATATTTCTTAAGAGTGTAATACTCTTGCTCTTTTGCATTATTTCCATATTGTTCAATGTAATTTATTATTATTGGTTTCATGTCATATCCACAATTGTGAGCGTACAAATTTACAACTTTACAAGGTAATGAAAGTAATGTGTTTAAACATTCAGCAACGTCATTAAAGTTATAACATATGTTATTCTGAATGTCACAACTCATGAAACTTAAAGAATATGTGTACATTTCTTGTTTTGATTCATCAGTAGGACACGCCTCTATATCAAAAGCAAAATTACATTCATCATCAAAAAGTGTTTGTAATTGATTTTCAAAAAAGTATTTTCCAATTCTTTCGTGACAATATTCTAACAATTTGTTTAGATTTTCCGTTTTAACTCACCTCATCATTCTTACCATAATTAATTAAGTTATTCATAACTTGGTTATAAGCTTTAAACCTATACCTTGTTGGGTCGTCACTGTTTTCATATTTTTCCTTTATCATATTTAATGCTTGTTTTATTACAAGTTCTTTTTTAATACCACTTAAACTGTTAAAATAATCCATTAGTGTATCTATATCTTTTTCTGAAAGCTCGTCGAATAAAACACCAGATAAATATTCATTCTTAAACCAATCGCTTGCACCTTTGTTTTCAATAAACCAGTTTTCAAAATTTTTAACTGTCATTCCTTTAGTTAATTCTTTCATGTATTGTAAATGCTCTTTCCTTGCGTTATTATCTGATATACGTAATCTTTTAAAAGATTTATGTGCAAGTATAAGATTATCATTATAATTGTCAAAAGTTTTGTTTCTTCCCATATATGTTATTGGTTTACCAGTAATGTAATTCCAATCTTTAACAGTAAAATCATATTTTTTACGTACTATAGAAGAAACTATATCAACTCTTTCATTAAATAGTTTTATCTGTTGTTTGATAGCTCTATTTAGTTTTTTAGTTTGTTGATTATATATTTGTTCTTCATGTTGTCTGTTTGATATTGATTTTAAAAGTTTATTTTGTAATGTTTTAAATTGTTTTTGTGTGATACCCTTACTTAAATATTTTGGAACTTTTAATCCAAACTCTTTAAGTTTTTTAGTGAAGTAATTTGTATCTTTTTTACCTCCGGTAAATTCTCTGTTAGTTATTGATGACTTTTGCCTTTTTAAATTCATAAACCCTTTTCCCCCAAATAAAATTTATTTTAGATAATTATCATATCTTTCCATTTGTTGTCTTTCTACGCATTTTCTTGTTTGTTCTTGTTGCCTTAGTTTACTAAGATAAGTTTCCATTTCAGGTGATAACCTTTCATATATAAAGAACTCATGTATACAAATTTGCCCACCTGATAACCTCCAAATACCTTTATATTTTCCGGTTTCTTTATCCCAAACTTTGTAATATCTTGCTTTTTTCTTACCTCCTGAATGAACACCATTTCTTGCCATTATATAAACCCTTCCTAAATAATTATGTTAGATTAAATCTAACTATGTACTGGGAGTTTAAAACTCCCTATTCTACATAAACATGTTAACAAATTTTGTTAAGACGCCTAGTAGTGTTAAATAAATTACTAATTCTATTATTGTTCCGGCTATAGAGGTTGTGTGTTCTACCTCTTTACTAATATATTCATTGTCATTGATTTTTGTTATTCTTTTCATAAATTACACCACCTAACTTTTTCATCTACTTCATATTCAATTATTCCAAAATTATTATCTTTATCCCATCTCATATGCCTTAAATATTTTCTTGCATTTTCTTCACTTGAAAATACACCCCATGTAATTTTATCTCCACAGTTTCTATATTCATTTAATATATAAACTTTCATTAAATATCATTCTCCTTTTCATAATCTCGTACTATTTCAAGAATGTTTATTATATGACAATGAAAATTTGTAGTATTATATTTACAATTTTTACATAATTTACTTTTACAACAATTGTTATAAAACACCTCTGAAACTAAATCTGATAAAGATTTTTCTTTTTTCTCCATATTAACCTCCTATTAATTATTACTATACCAATTATCATATATTACTTTTTCTTTTAATAGTTCCTGAATTAAACAATCTTTGCAGTAAAGTTTACCATTAAACCAATACATTTTACCTTTGTATGAACTTGGTTTCTTGCAGTTTGTACAAGTCGCATATTTTTCTAATTCCTCGTTTGTAATCTCTATATCAATACCATAATTATTTTTCATAATTTTCATTCTCCCTTTCATTCTTTTCTAATATATTAATTATATCTCTTAAGCGACAATTAAATTGTGGGTCTAAAAATGGACATTCCTTACAGTGTCTACCTTGGCAACAATCTTTTATTAATAAATTAATTAAATCTTCTTTCATTTTATACACCTCTTATTAATTATTGTTCTACAAATACCGGATTATTAAAATTATTATCTAACCAGAATTCATATTCATCTATGGTGTTTATTGTGTGTCTAACTCTTGTAATTAGATTACTACGGTCAGCGTTTAATTTTGGTTTACCAAATATATCGTATACATATTCATATGTGTATATGTCACCGTAAATTTTGTTTTGTGCTTGTACTGGACTTGAACCAATAATAAATAATGCTGCTAAGATACTAATTATTATCTTTTTCATATTATCACCTCTTAATATCAAATATTACATTAGAAAAATCAGATACAAATTTAACTCCGGTTTCAGTTACAAATAAACCCTCGTATTGGTTATTACCTAAATGAGTAACAAATAAACATTGTACTTTTTCACCTTTTAATATTAATACTCCATTTGCATTGGTAATATTTTTAGTTGTAATACCTATCATAAAATCACCTCTTTATTCAATTACTCTTATTAATATTGTATTGCTTTCATTGTTAATGTGTTCATAACAATAAACATTTAATTTTTCTAAATACCTATTATATCTACTGTATGAAAAGAAGTTTCTTACAGTATCATTAAATAATAAATTATCTCTTATATATATTAAAATTTTATCGGGTTTTTCTTTTGCTAATACATCAATAACTCTCTCTAATTCCATATTTACACCTCTTTATTAGTAGGAGGGATAACCCTCCATTATTATCTTTGTTTCAAATATAGTTTTATATTTTCACAAGCGTCTTTTACCATGTAGTTCTCATGGAAACTAGGAGTAAACATTACATATTTATTACCTAAGCTATTTCGCATGAATGCGTTTAATGATTTTAAATTATATGATTTTTGAATAATGTTTTTTGATAAATTGTTATATTTTTGATATAGTTCAAAATATTTATCAAATCTTTCGTCGTCTGTATTTACTAATTTATCTAATGTAAGTAAAATGTTTTTTCTATAATTTTTTATTTCATTTTCTGCATATAGTTTATATTGAGTATAAACATATTTCATTGAAATACCTAATTGAGTTCTATAATCAACTCCGTATAATTTAACTATTTTTCTTGTAATTCTGTGAGCGTTTTGCATTAATGATTTTTTATTCATATTTATAACCCCTTTTTATATATCTTTATCTTATATTATTATTATATCATTTTGGTAACAAAATAGTACTGTTTTTTGAAAAGTTTTTTGAAAAAAGTTTCGACATGTTTTTGTGTAAATTTTTGAGTTAATTTTTGTGTTCTGTTTTTAGTGTATTGCTTTGTAGTGTGTGTATATTTTGTCGAATTAAATAGTGTATACTATTTAGGGGGAATGTTCGGATTCATAGTTTCACAG